CCGCAGCGGTACTACTTGAGCGCGCGAGCCTGCGAGGGGATCCTGCGCCGCGCCGAAAAGCGAGGGAAGAAACTGCCGCCACGCTTGCAGGCGGCGCTCGAGGCCGTGGCGGGTACAGCGAGGACGACATCCCCAAAGTGGCCAACTGCCTGACCAGGCGGATGCACAAGGGCATCAATTCCACGCTGGACGAGGGGCAGACGCCGGTGGTAGTGCATACCCTCCGCGGCGAAGGCTTCGACGCCGGCGAGGACGGCACAGGCCGCGGCACGCCGCTGGTGCCCATCGGCTTCAACGCTCGCCAGGATCCAGACGCATGGCAGGACCGCACCGGCCCGCTGGACTGCGACGGCGGGACGCAGGCGATAGCATTCGACACGACGCAAGTCACAAGTCCGGCGAATCGAAGCAACCCGAAGGAGGGCGATCCTTGCCATCCGCTGACTGCCGGAGCGCATCCGCCAGCCGTTGCTTTCACCGCCTCCGAACAGGCGAACAGCTACGCCTGGGAGCGGGACTACGCGCCGACCATCAGCGCACAGCGACCCAGCGACACGAGCAACATCCAGACCGGCGTGCGAATCGGCATGCAGGTTCGCCGCCTGACGACGGCCGAATGTGCGAGACTGCAGGGATTCCCTGACGACTACTTGGTGTTGAAGTATGCCAGCGCACAAGAAGCCCACGCCGCTCAAGTACTGCATGAGCTGTGGCGAGAAGCTCGAACGAAAGCCCCTCACGAACAAGGATGGCGAACTGGAATCGTTGCTGCACTTCTCACGCCGCAAGTTCTGCTCGCGGGAGTGCATGGCGGCTGGCTTTCGTGGGAGATGGCGGCCGACTGTGCAGCAGCACGAGGGGCGCTATCGGGCGAGGACCATCATCACGAAGGATTCGTGCAATCGCTGCGGCACGCAGCGGCGGCTCGACATTCACCATATCGACCAGAATCCTTTGAACAATTCAACCGGCAACCTGGAGGTGCTCTGCCGGTCCTGTCACATGAAAGAGCATCGGCCGCAGAAGCTCTGCGGGCTCACCGGCTGTGGCCGCACGCACAGGCGCGGTGGTCTCTGCGATATGCATTCGCAGCGCCTAAAGAGGGGCGTACCGCTGACTCCCTGAACCCCGACGGCCCGCGCTACAAGGCGCTGGGCAATTCGATGGCCGTGCCGGTGATGCGGTGGATCGGGGAGAGGATCGCGATGGTGGATACCATTCCGACTCAGTGAACCGCCTTTGGCGCCAGATCAGGCCTCCCCATCTGGCGCGCCATTTCCGCGAGCTCCAGGCGCGCCTTCTTCGCATGGTAGTCATCGAACGCGGCTTCCGACTCGAAGCCCTGACGCTCCCAGTCGGGCATGTAGCGCCGTTCCCGGGCCGCTGCAGCCACCTGATCAGCCAGTGCCGCCGCCTTCGTGGGCTGGTCCTGGTACACCTTCAGGCGCTCCGCCAGATAGCTCACCGGCTCCACCGGATCCGCCTTCAACACGGACTCGAGGAATGACGCGAGGCTGGCCTTCGGGACGTACTTGCCGACCCGGCCCGCCACCGCGCGGGCCTTCGCGTCGCTGAGGCCCTTGCGCTTCAGCCAGGGCACGAAGACGTGCCACGTGTACTCGAATACCGCCGGGTTCACCTCGATGGCGCCGTCTGCGTGCTGGATCAGCCATGGGGGGAGATTCATTCGATGCCCTCACTCCGTAGCAGGGCCGCACCTAGCATCCTCGCCCTGCGGGCTGCGGACGCCTGCGGCGTCGTTTTCCGATTGGTTGGTTGTCGAACAGAAGAACCAGCAGCCCATCATGCCCATCTGGTCGAGGCTGGTCCCGGGAGGGCCCCTCCGGGGTGGGGCACCCAAGCACCCCCCTACCCCCTGGAGTTCCGAGGGAGGGAAGGACTTGTGCGCCCCACGGTTGGCACCCGTAAGGATCGGTTCATGTGCTACGCAGCCAGCAGCACCCCTCGCATCACCGAACAAGCACCTGCGAGCCGGACGTATGGGAATTGCACCCCGCCGGCAGATCGATACGGTTGCTGAACCGGGCGACTTCGATTGTCTGCACGACCGCCGACGTGCGTGGCAGTTGACGCCGGCATGGCGGGGGAGAGAACATTCCCATCTCGACCGGGGCCGTCATGGGACTTTCCTTCCTTCCTTCCATGCCGGGGACCAACCCGACGAGACGAATCCTGCATCGGAACTCACACCGATGCAAGTACGCAGCGGCCCTTCGGGGCCGTTTGCGTTTGTGGGTCAGCCTCCCATCAGGAATCCGATCACGCCCAACGCCAGCGCGCCCACGACGGCTGCGGCGATCAGCCACAGCAGCAGCGTGCCTGCCAGCGGCAGCCACAACGGCGCCAGCGCCAGGACAGTGATCACGAGCACCGCAAGCGCGGCATACTCTGCAAACGTCTTCATCACGCACCTCCTCATGACCACATCAGAACTGATCGACCGCATGCATGCCAGCATGCTCGTCCGGGGCCATACCCTTGTTCGCAGGGACGTGGAATTGGCCGTCGAGCGCATGCTGTACGCCATGGAACAGACGCTCGCCAGCGGCGAGGCCGTCGCCATCAAGGACATCGGCTCGCTGAAACTCAAGTACCGGCCGGGTCACTGGCTGAACCTGTATCACCTGGATCCGCCGCGCCGGGAATGGCGGTCGGGGAAGTTCCAGATCCGCTACCTGCCGACGCGAGCACTTGGGCGGCGATCATTCGAGCCTTCGTTGCGTCCACGCGCCACGCCTTCTTCTTCCCCTTCCCCTGAGCCTTCCGCCGCCGCTCCACCATGATCCGACGCCGCGCACGGGCGCTCTCGATGCCCTCGTTGTGCGCCTCGATCAGCCAGCGGTCAATCAGGTACACCGATGCCTGGAACAGCTCTCCCAACTCCTTCGGGGACAGCTTCTGGCACTGCTCGTTGAAACCGCCGGGACGGGGAATCCTGCCCGTGCCCGTCACCATCCGCATGCACCGGACATGCGTCACCCGCTCCCAGCGGTTCAGGGTGTTGTTGTGGACCTTCCAGAGGGCCTTGGCAGCCTCCCTGGTCAGCTTCGGCGCCAGTTTCCGGTAATCGTCTGGGATCTCCCTGACGACAGGCCGCCCGCGCGGCTTCTTCTCTTCCTCACTCATCGCCATCCTCCTCTTCCACCTGCGCAACCCTGCCCGGACGCGGCAGGCCGGTGCCCTTCGTCCTGGGAATCGTGCCTGCCACGCCGCGCCACGCATCCCCCTTCGTGTTGCCTTTGCTCACCTTGCCGATCCTGCTGGCAAGCGTGCCCTTCTGTCTGGCAATGTCATATTCGGCAGGGATCAGCACGTCAGGCTTGCTGGTCGCCCCGTGCGATACCTCGCTGATCCTGCCGCCAGCCGCCAGGAACGCTTCCACGTCCGCCTTCAGTCGAGCCTCGAGTGCCGCCTTCTCTTCCCGTCGCGCCGGATTCATCGCTTCCTCTCCCGCAGCACCATCTCGATATCCCCCAGCGTTGCCAGATGCCCGTACAGGGCGAGATCCACCTTTAGCCTCCCGAAGGTGCGCCACTGGATGGCGATTGCGGCGGGCAAGGGAATACCATCACCCCACTGTGCAATCGCCTGACGGCTTACCCCGGCAGCCTTCGCCACGGCAGCCTTGCTGCCCAGATATTCCAGCGCCTCGCTGAACTTCACATCGTCACCTCGCTGATCATTTTCGTGAATTTGATCATATGCCCCCTTGACGCCTAATGTAAAGGGAGCATACTTCGATCAACCGAACGGAGGAGATGGACTGATGAAGTATCGCAAGTGGACTGAGGCTGAGTGGCAGACATGGACGCTGCTTGCGCGCCACCGGGACCATCTGGGTCGTCTGGTGGATGGCCTGGACTGGAAGAACGGCCCGGTGAAGGAGCTGAAGGCCACGGTCAATGCATGGCTCGTCGCAGGCCGCTACCAGTACCCGCTGCTGTCGGTGCTGCAGAAGAGGGACGGGGCATGAGCATCGACGTGATGCCGACCGAACTGCCTTGCGAGGTGGAGTACGAGGTCGACTGGGTGGAGATGGACGACGGCTCCATCCGCCACCGGCCCGACGTGTACATCCGGGAGATCGTCGTGGGCGGCATGGACATCTACCCGCACCTTCCGCAGACGCCCGAGGTGGCTGCCCTGCTCAGGGAACTGGAGCGTCAGATCATCGAGGACCGCGAGATCCCCGCACGAAAAGGAGGCTACTGATGAGCTATCCCATCCAGACCGCGCAGACGCACAGCCAGCGCCGCGCGCTGCGCCACCTGAGCGAAGCGTACGACGACATGCATGCCGTCTCCGACCCGATGGCGGAGATGGTGACGCTCGTGGTGCTGATGGGCATCGGCCTGTTCGCCACCATCGGCGGCGTCATCGTCGTCGGCTACCTCATCTGGAGCGCATTCGCATGAACAACGTCATCGATCTCGGCAAGCCGCACATCCGGCGCGGCGCCATCACCGTCGGCATCGACCCGGCAGTGAAACCCTTCGAGCTGGCTATCGCACTGGCGTCGGGTGGCTACCAGCTTACCTGGGACACCCGCGACGGTCGCCTCATGATCAAACCCGCAGCAACGCCCAAGCAGGGCAAGGAGACGCAGTGAGCAAGCAGGCACAGAGAATCTACCGGGTCGAGACGCCGCAGGGCACCCGGCTGATCCGCGCAATCCACCCGGCCGCCGCCATCCGGCATGCGGCGAAGGGCATCACCGCCGAAGTGGCCTCCCAGCAGGATCTCGTGGACCTCGTCACGACCGGCTGCGAGGTGGAGGAAACCGATGGCACTGACGATTGAGTTCGACCTGTGGGCGTGGATCGACCGTGGGCAGCGGGTACGCGATGCGGTGGAGCATGCGTACTTCACCGACAGCCGGGTCAATCCCTTCCATCCCGTCGATGACGCATGGGAACACGAGACCTTCCCGCGCTGGTTCGACGAGTACGTGAATCGACAACTGGAAACGATGGAGTTCTGAGATGAGCCTGACCGTGAAATCGAACGGAGAGTTTGAACTGGCACCTGAGGGCACCCATCCGGCGCGCTGCTGGCTGGTGGCCGATCTGGGGATGCACGACAGCGGCATGTACGGACTGAAGCCGAAGATCAAGATCAGTTGGGAACTGCCCGGGGAACTGATGAAGGATGGGCGCCCCTTCTCGGTGTCGAGCCGCTACACCGCCAGCCTGAACAAGAACGCCCCGCTGCGCCGCGACCTCGAGTCCTGGCGGGGGAGGGCCTTCACCGACCAGGAACTGGCCGGCTTCGACATTTCCAACGTGCTGGGCAAGCCCTGCCTGATCCAGGTCCAGCACAAGAAGTCTGCCGACGGCAGCAAGACCTATGACAACGTGGTCGCCGTCATGGCCTGCCCGAAGGGGCTGACGGTGCCCGAACTGGTCAACCAGCCCATCCAGTTCGACTGCGACCGGCCCGAGAACTTCTCGAAGCTGCCCGACTGGCTGCAGCGGCAGATCAACCTGCCGGGCCGCAGCGCCGCAGCAGCAGGCCAGCCGCCGCCGCACGGGGACGATGAGATTCCCGGGTTCGATGATGACTCGGACGTTCTGCCGTTCTGACGAGCATTCCGCATGAGCCTCACCCTGCAAGCCCCTGAGAAGCTCCCTGTGCTCACGCTGAAGCAGCGGCGGGAGATGCAGCGGGTCGAGCGGGAACAGGCCCTGGGGCCTCGCCTGAGGGCGCTGGCGGACGGATTGAGGCAGGCGGCGCGGGATGACAACGGGATCGCCCTCAGGCTGCTGTGGAACGCATGGAGCAACGATGCGCTGCACGCAGCATGGGGGGCGCTGGAGAGCGATGTAAGGCGCCGCCTGCGAGACATGGTTGATGGAACGGAGGGGTGGTGATGGCGAATCCGAATCCGGCAGATGACCCGCTTGCATTCGCCTATCAGGTGGGGCGATCCGAGGTGAAGGCAGCGGAGGCGAAGGCCGAGGCTGACCGGCTGGAGCGCATGTACAGGCGGATCCGCGCCACGATCCTGATCGGGATGGAGGGGCGATCTGCGGACGAACGGGAAGCGCGCGCACGAACGGATCCGCGCGCCGTCGAGGCAGAGGATGCGTGGCTGGATGCCAACCGCGAGCGGGAGGTGTCCTTTGCCAGGAGGGATGCCATGCGGGTCGTCTGGGAGTGCTACCGCACCCTCGAGGCCAGCCGCAGGGCCGAATTGCAACGAGGAATGTGAACGTCTCTGAGGAGGGACCAATGACTGACGAAACGAACCCAAAGGAGTTTCATTGTCCGCGATGCGGAAAACTTCAATTCAAGGAGATCTGCGTTTCATGCGGGTTCAACAGCGACCCCGCGAATAACCGGGATCACATCATCGCGCGCCTTTTGCCGTGGAATCGCGCCGTCCGCGCCGAACTCGCCCGGCAGGCGCTGGAGCTGCGGGCGCATAGCTTTGCTGACTGCTCCGACGAGACCATTGGAGTAAAGCTTCGGAGCGCTCACATTGCTGTGCTGAGCGACTACGAACGGCTCGGCCAGCACCCGCTGCGCCTGCCTGGGGAGGATGCGTGATGGACAACTGGATTCACGTCTCTGTCGAGATGGCGCGGAACCCGGACTACGGCACGAAGTCCGACGCCTACAAGACGCCGTACATCAGGGCATCAAGCAACGGCCCCTACCGCTGCCGAGATGGTCAGGTGCGCGGAAAGGCTGCCAGTAAGGCGTACAGGCGCGAGCGGATGCGGATTCGCATGCAGGAGTTTGCTGCATTCATCGCGTGGCTGACTGGGGAGAAATCCGCATGACCGACCAGCACGACGACAGGTTCGAGCACCCGGAGCGGTGGACCTATAGCGGGCTTCCTGTTCTGCACATCTGGCCGCACCCGGACGGTCTGAGAGTCTCGGTGACGTACATAGGGGGGGATGGTCAGGTGTATGCGGAACGTGCGCTACTGGACAGCACCTACGTCATCCTGCGGTACACCCCGCCCCCGCCGCCCGATCCCTGGGAGGGGCATGTGCCGGAGTGGGTTGAGTTCGGGACGACTGCGGATCGTCATGTCATTCTGCGCGATCACCACAGCCCGGTCGCGAAGGAATTTCTCCCGCCCCGCCGCTTCCGCCTCGTGCCGATCATGGAGGGCGAGCAATGAGACCCGATGCCTACATCACCTACGGCGCCATGGCTGCGCCCATCTCCAGGCAGCTAGACGTTCCCAAGGCGCTTGTCGCCGTCGAGGAAAAAGCCGCCCGCGCCGCGATCTATCTCGGCATACACGACTTTCTGACCGACGCGGAGCGTAGGAAGGTACTGCGCCGCATAACCAGGAGCGTCAGCGACAAAATGAGGGGGACCAAGTGACCACGCCGCACACGCCGAGGCCGTGGCACCAGCAAGGGCCGTTTGTGCTCGACGCCGATGAGCGCGTCGTCTGCATGACCTACAACGACTACGACCGCAGCCGTGTCCGCCTCATCGCCGCCGCGCCGAAGCTGCTGGCGGCACTGGAGCGCGTTGAGACGTGGATGCAGATAACCGTTGAGCTGAACGGCCTGCACGGCACCGACTGTGATGTGCTGGATGCTGTCCGCGCCGCGCTCGCCGAAGCGCGAGGGGAGGGGTGATGGGAACTGCCGAGTGGCCTGCTTTTCTGTCTGTCTCTGGTGATGACGCTACAGACTTGTCGTTCGATGAGCCGCCGGCGTGGGGTATGCACCACGAATACGCAGAGCCTTTCCTGCGTAAGAGGTTCGAGTGCTACATCCACCGCGAGTCCGCCCGCGCATGGGCCGGTCTTGCGATGTGGTGCATGTGTCCGCATCCGACAGACGTGTACTACGCGGGACTGGCGGAGAACACGAGATGCCAAGTCTGGCAGGCCCTGCGCGACTGGCTGAACGGCAGCCCGGAACAGTGGGAAGACAAATGCGACAACGCATTCCAGCGCGGCGTGTACGCCGGACAGGGGGACGCATGACTGACACAACCCATTTCATCACCCGCCTCACCACCGCCGAGCGCGGCAGCCCGGAGCTGTCGGCGGAGGTGCTGACGGTGCTGACTGGCGCGGAGCACATGCCGGCTAGCGTGTATGTGATCCGCAGATTCGACCCGCCACGGACTGGCGTCAACGCGCTAGGAATGACAGTCACGACGTACTGCGAAGACGTGCCCTCCATCACCGAGTCCCTGGACGCGGCGTGGGAGATGGCGGCGGCGGCGGGTTACAGCATCGACCTGCTGCAGACCGAGCACGGCTGCGCATGTGGGCTATTCGCGCCTGAAGTTGGAAAGGCGGCGAAAGCGCACACACCCGCCCTCGCCCTCTGCGCGGCGATGGTGGCAGCACGACAACAGGAGCTAGCAAATGGCTGACTATATATCCAAGCCCGTGGCGATCCAGGCCATGGCTGTGCGCGACCTTGTGCGCCTGTCCAGCCATGGATGGGGCCGGCTCCCTAGCTGGTTCGTCGCGGCCTACAACGACGGACGAGTGGCAGTGATCCGCCCTGATGGGATCGACATCCGAACGCCACACGGCGCGATGTCTGTGCCGCTTGAAGACTGGCTGATCTGCGACGGTGGTGGCGTTTTGCGCTCGTGCGATGGCGCCATCTTCGAGTCGGCCTACGAGGCGGCGGCGGCGAAGGTGGGAGGTGAGGGATGAGGGGCTTTGCCGCGATTGGTCTGCACATGGCGAAAGACCCGAAGAACATTGGCCAGGTACTGCGTGCTGCAGGCTGCTACGGCGCCGCGATGGTCGCGTGCAGCGGGTCCAGGTATCGACGTTCCTGCACCGACACGCAAGCCGCGCATCGGCACCTGCCGCTGATCGAGTGCGGATCGCTGGAAGACGTTCGCCCATTCGGCGCGATGTGCGTCGCAGTCGATCTGCTGGACGACGCGGAGCCTCTTCAGACTTTCAAACATCCGTCTGCAGCGTTCTACGTGTTTGGACCGGAGGATGGAACGCTTGGCCCTGACGTACTGAAGTGGTGCTCACACAGGGTCTACGTGCCGACGCGGCGGTGCATGAACCTTGGCGCTACGGTCAATGTGATGCTCTACGACAGATTGGCGAAGTTGGGGGGTGAGGGATGACCGACTACGACGAGGTGCTGGCACTGCTGGACAAGCCGACAGGGCTCTTCTACGAGCCGGGCATGAAGGGCCAAGCCGCCGCCGCGATCCGCGCCCTGGTGGCGGAGAGAAACGCGCTGCGGGCTGAGAACGACCTATACCAGCGGTGCGTCCGAACGTGCTGGAACCTGGCGGCGGGGAATCTGCTTCCGTTGGCCGACGAGGTGCGCCGCGCAGTGCTGGCGCTGAATGCCGCCATCGACGCGGCGAGGGGGAAGGGATGAGCAACACAACGGACCCTCTCGGCCTCTCCTGCGAGCACGGGCGGAATACGGACTGGCGCCGCCGCGCCTGTACGCGGAGGGCTTCCCGCACAACAATTGTGGCGGGTTCTGCGTCAGGGCCGGGCTGGCCCAGTTCGACCTGCTGCGGCGTCGGTTCCCTGAGAGGTATGAATGGCACGCCGCACAGCAGGAGGAGCTGGTCCGGCTGGTGCCAAACGCCGACAGGCCGTTCTTGCGGAAGCAGGCAGGCAAGGCTATCCGATACATAACGCTCAGGGAGTTCGAGGCGATGAAGCTGGCAGAAGGAGAGCAGTTCGACTTCGGCGGCTGCGGGTGCTTTGTGGACGACGGGGGTGCGGAATGACCGACTACGACGACCTGCTGGCGCGGCTGGACGAGACGGTTTCCGCTGCGGGAGCGCCGCGATGGGCAACCGAAGAGGCAAAAGCGGCGGCTGACGCGATCCGCGACCTGCTGGATGAGATTGAAGCGCTGCGCGTCTGGCTTCCTGGTGATCCAGAAAGAGCCGCCCTGCTGGCTGACGCGGAGCGGTATAGGTGGCTACGGGCGGACTGCTACGCATGGGGTCAAGACTGCGTGTCCGCAGACGAGCAATCCGAAGTCGTCGCCATGTGGGTCAAGGTTGAGTGTGCGACCATCGATGACATCGGCATAGACGCCGCCATCGACGCGGCGAGGGGGAAGTGATGAAGGCACGCATCATCAGCATCGCCGGCAACACGGTCACCGCGGAGATCATCAACGCATACACCGGAAAGTCATGCGGCAACGTGACCGTGCCAATCGATGACTACGGGTTCGTCATCCAGTCTGAGGACGAGTATCCCGACTGGGGCAACGACAAGATCAACGACTACATCCACGAGTGCGGCGAGTCCGCGCGTTTTGAAGCCGTAGAGGATGCGAATACCGAGATAGTTCACGCCATCCTGGACGAATGGCGGCGGCGTACTGATCCGAGCGAGGTTGCCTGATGCCCGCCTACACCACGGTCTACTGCGGCAACTGCGGCAGCGCGCTGACGCCGCAAGGCCCCGTGCTGATGTGCACGACCTGCCGCACATCTCCGCGCTACGCAGATTTGGGCGGAGGCAGGTACTACGCGCCGCATGCGCCCGACCCTCTCGGCCTCGCCTGCGATCACGGCATGCTCGCCCGCGCGTGCGAGGTGTGCGAGCTGGAGCGGGAGGTGGCCGAGCTGCGCGCACGACTGCCCGTGTGGTTGCCAATCGAGACGGCGCCGAAGGATGGGACGTGGCTGCTGCTGTGGGACAGCGGGTTGGTGATCATTGAGATTGGTCGATGGGCCAAGCTGCTCAACTACTGGATGGGGGATGACGGGGAACGGTCCATCCCATCCCACTGGATGCCCCTGCCCGAGCCGCCGAAGCCCGAGGACACCGACCGCGCCGGTAGCGCGGAGTGAACGCAGTGTTCGCACTCGGCGCCCACCGAGTGAAAGCAGCGGTAGTGCCTTGATCCGGGCCGTGGAGCCGCTGCCCCGAACACCGGACCGCTGAGAGTTGCTACCTCTCACCGGGAAGTCGCATTGGCGTGCGGCGCAACCAGCACATCGGCAATGCTGGGCGTGAGAAACCGATCCCCTTCACGGCGCCGCAGCAGCCCCCAGCGCCCTGAGCAGCGCCTGCAGCACGGCAGGATCCAGATGCCCGGCAGCGTTGCTCTCGCGCACCCTGGGGCCGTCTGCGGTCACTGCGGCATCGAGGTCGCCCACGTCATACGCGACAGCCGTTCTGCTGCCGGTGATGTGGGAGCCATCCTTGCCCACGTAGTCCCACGACGTGCTGACGCAGCCTGAGCAGGCCAGAAGTGCAATTGCAGCGATGATGCGCATGATGCTGTCCTCAGTTCGGCACGTCTGCCGTTGCGCGCGCGATCTCGATCCAGTTGGTGCCGTCGTACTCGAATTCGATGCTGCGGCTGTTGGCGGTCGCCGGGCTGGTCCATGCTGCGAGCTTGAATACGGCGTTCCACGTCACTGCGCCAAGCGCCCCGCCCGATGTGTTGCGGATGGTCACGACGATGCGTTGGCCTGCGAGCGGGCTGGTCGGCGCGTTGATCGTGAATGCCGTTCCGTTGGTGGCCGTGATGATGTGCCGGTTGCCGAGACTCGCGTCGATGGTCATCGAGGCGGAATAGGTGACGGTCGTTGCCGTAGCGATTAGCCGGGTGGTGGCGAGCAGGCTCGACGCGCGGAACGACGGCACGACCTGCGCAAACACGGCATTGGTCGCATCGATACCCACGCCGGGGCGCACAGGCGGATAGGACGTGGCACCGACGCGAAAGTTGTTGAAGTCGTCCTTGATCCAGCCGGTTTCGTCCACTGCGACGAACGTGCCACTGTCAGCAAACACCCACGCATCCGCATACGCCGCGCCACCGTTCGGGACGCCTGTGCCCTTGAAGCAGCGCATTGCGAAGCGCGCGGGCGTGATGGTCGTGACAGTGTTGGAACCGACGCGGAAGTGGAACAGCGAATCGTAGGCGCCGGTCTCGTTCTGGCGGTCGATGACGCCGCTGATGAAGCAGTAGTTGAAATTGGACTCGACGCGGATGCCGCAGGTGACGAAATCCTCGATGTTGCACTCGAAGAGCTGGATCGAGGGATAGGAAGTGCTGGAGAAGTCGTTCTGGAAACCGTCTGCTGCCGTCGTGTCGTTGCCGAAGATGCCCCAGTAACCGCAGTTCTGCCAGTTGCCGCCAGACAGTGCGCCGGTCGGGTACAGGCCGTTGCAGCCATGCATCAGGATGTTGCCGGCAAGTCGAAACCCCGCCTTGCCCAGAGGGCACCACGTTGCATTGCAGCCGATCCATGTGACGCCGGGGCCGCAGAACACGCGGAAGATGTGGTCCGTCTCCGACTTCCCCCACATGTTGTCGAACGTGAAGGAGAAAATGCGCGGCGCGTACAGCGCCTGCTTGTAGCCGTAGAGATAGACGTTGCGGATACTGCCCCAGTAGACCTCCGTGGATACGTTGGACCAGTCCACCATGTGCCCGGTCGTGCTTCCGGCCCAGTCGAGCGTGAAGCCCTCCCATTCGGGCGAAAAGTAGTTCATGACTGCAGTGTTGAAACAGCTCGCACCCGCGCCCACGTTCGTGAACCGGATGATGGACTGGTTCATTCCGGCGCCACGGATCGACAGGTACTGGCGCGGCGACTGCAGTTGCTGATCGCAGCGGATCACGCCGCCCGGCAGCACCATCTGCGGCGTGGTGCCCGGGGACGATCCGGCGCAGACATTGATGCAGTTCTGCAGCGCGGTGTAGCTGCTGACGGAGTCGCTGATGGTGCCGTATCGCTGTACCCAGCCCTCCGGGTACTGGTAGTTGACAGGCGTGACGCTGGCTGCGATCTCGGCCGTCGTGCGCGGGTAGAACGCAGCAAAGTCATTCAGGCACGGAATGTTGTCCAGCGTACCGTTCGGAATGACGTTGCCGACTGCATCGGTCAGCACGATCTTCAGATTGCTTCCCTGCGGCAGCCATGCCTCAGCCGGCATGCGTCCATTGGACTGCAGCACGATGGGGTTGGCATTCGCCACGGACAGCGCCGACGTGGTGTAGGTGGCGAGTGGCGTCGTTGTCCCCGCCACATAGGTGTTGATCTTGCCGCCCGCCAGCACGACGCCCTGGTCGTTGAACCACTGCAGCACGAGACTGATCGGTGAAAGTACCCCTGCCATCTAGCGTCTCCCCTTTCGTTGGTCGTCCTGATACGTGCGCAAGGTGAGCGCCGGGGTCAGGTTGCGTTCGGTGCGGATCCTGTTGCGGGCTGCATTGGCCTGCTCTCCGGCCTGCCGTGCGGCAGCGGAATGCTGTGCTGCCGTCTGCCGCAGGCGTTCGGCGCGCTGCCGCTGCACGTCCACGTAGGCGGTTCTGTCGGTGGTGTTGCGGCGAGCGATCTCGGCATCGGTTGCAGCGCGCGCCTGATTGGCTCTGGCAGCACGATGTGAGACCTCAGGCAGCCGGGCGCGCACGAGGCGCTCCCTGTTCAGCCGGAGCGTTTCCTGTGCCTTGGCGTCCCTGGCAGCAGCCTTGTCGATGGCCGCCTGTCTGGCACTGGCTTCATCGGCAGCCAGCTTGTCCAGCCGCGCCTTCTCCCTGATCGCGTTGTCGCGCATCGCCTCGAAGGTCGACAGGACGGTTCCCAGCCCGGGCACCTTGTGCGCCATCCACATGGCCCCGCCGCGTGCGACCTTGCCGGCGACGGTCGATGCCACGGAAGGCGACGGCCCTGCTTCGGGGGGCGCAGCTTCCGGCGCCTGCTGGGCGGCCTCGAGCGCCCGGCGGGCTTCTTCCGCTGCCAGATTGGGGCCGGTGTCCGAGCCGGCGATGCGTCGCTTCGGCTTGGCCGTCATCAGTCGGGCGTCCTGTGCGATCCGGCCAAGCGCGTTGCGCTGAGCTGGCGACAGCAGAAGATCCAGCTTGCCGGAGCTGCGCAGCCGCTCGTACTCCTTCAGGAACGCATTGACGTTGATGTGCAGTGTCGGGCCGCCGTGCTCGCCGGTCGCAGCCGTCTCCTCGCCGGTGCGCAACTTCTCGTACAGGTGATCGATCACGCCTGCGCTGATGGCGCTCCTGGCAGCCCTGGCGGCGGGATGGCTCGCCCCTTCGCCGCCCAGCACCGTATCCAGCGTCCTGAGGTCTCGAAGCGACGTGGTGTCGCTCAGAAGCCGCTGGACGGTCTGTTCGGCAGGGATGCGCGGGTTGACCGGATTGTTCGGATCGGGCTGTCCGTAGACCCTGCCGCGCTCGCCTCCCAGGGCGTCCACGAGCTTGTTGTCGTGCCACTTCGAGCGGTACTGCCGCCACTTGGCGGTCGCATCCCGCCAGCCCTGCACGGCTTCGGGCACCGTTCTCCCAACCTTGTCCACCGCATTGACGACCTGCATGGCAAAGTGCGAGTCAGGGCCGCCTCGCCGGATGACCGAATTGGCCTTCACCCGAAGATCGTTCAATTCCTCGAGCGTGATGCCGCGCACTTCTGTCTGAGGTGCCGTTGCAATGCCAATTGGCCTGCCGTTCGGAGCGCGGGGCCGTTCGGCCCCGGCGGTTGTCGATTCCAGTCGCGCCTTTCGCCGCCACCCGGACAGCCAGTCCAGATGCTGGCGCTCCGGGTTCTGGTCCAGCAGATCGATGATCGGCTGCGGATCCACCGTCACATCCGGGTGCGATCTTGCGGCCTGCGTGTACGCCTGCGTGGCGGACTGCCTGTCGGCGCGCTCCAGTGCGCGGATGCCCTGGTTCTGGACAGTCTCCCCAACCGCCTCGCGGCCATGCGGAACGCCTTCATAGGCACGCCGCAGATCGCGCACGGACTGCAGCACCGACCGCTCCTGCCGGTCCCGCACATCGTGCAAGACGCTGGCGTCGGTCTGCTTGCTGATCGCCTCTTCCGCCGCCACGTTGGCAACGGTCGGCTGCGTCTGGGCGCGAGTCGGGATCACGCCTGCACGCTGCTGCATGGCGTTCTGCCGCACGATCTCCGGCGCGCTGATGCCCTGCAGCCCTTCGGGCGTGCGCGCTGCGTTCTCGAGATCGGCCAGCAGTTGCGGATCCAGTTGCGTCAGGTCCACGCGATGCTGCTGTGCCCAGTTGTTGAGCGCAGCCTGGGCATCAGTGGCCTGAATGGCCTGCCCGGTACGCATGCCCCGAGTAGCGGCATCGAATCGTCGTGCGGGCGCCGCCTCGATGCGGCGGGCGAGGGCGTCCTGATTGCCGGCTGCAACGCGGGCGCGGTCAGCAGTGGCGGCGGCGCGTCGCACGGCCCCGACAGCGGCTGTCTGCGGACGCATCACAGGCGACGTTGCGCCGCCCCCGGCGGTCGGGCCGAGCGGGATCAGGACTCGTTGCGATACCTCGTCCAGAACCTGCGTTCCTACCCTTCCTCCCTCTGTCCGGGGATTGTGCGTCAGGGCGCCAGCGACCGATTCAGCGGTTCTGTCGGCCTGTTCGGCAGGCGCCACCCCCATCCAGCTTCCGACGCGGCCGAGCACCCCAAGGGCAGGGCCGACAACGCCGGCAACCATCCCCGAGCCTGCCGACAGGGCAGTATCCACAATCGCTCCAGCCGGATCGCTGACGATGGCGTCGAGGGCCTGAAGTCGCTTCGACGGGCGATTGGCATAGCGTTGCCGATCCGCCTCAGTCGGAAGCGTCGGCACGTCCGGGTCGGGAGAGCCTTGCGACGCTGGCGCACTGCCTCGCATCGACCTGAGCATGACCGTCAGGTCGGCAACGTCCTGCTGATGACCGGCCCTGTCAGCCTTGTCGAGCGCCTGAAGCAGTTCGGCTTCGGTTGCCATCGGTTACAGCCCGTACTTTCGGCGCAGTTCTGCCTCGCGCTGCGGAGACAGGCCGCTACCAGTCCCTCCCCCCGCCGCCGGTCGCGCGCCCCCTGGAGGAGGGGACGGGGACGCGCCGGCTGGCGACGGGGATCGGGTTTGTTCCAGCAACTGACCGAGGGTCGTTTCTGGATTGTTGGAATGCACGCGACGCAGAAGCTGCAGATCCTTCACCGTATACGGAATGGCGGTCGCAAGCGAAGCCTGCAGGTCGTTCATTCGCGCAATCTGTTCCGGGCTGGCCGCCTTGTTCAACTTGGCGGCAATCAGCCCGTGATCCACGACCTGGCGAATCTGGGCCATGCGCATGGCGCGCGTGTAATACGTATCGCCGCGACGAATGCTGACCTGACCCTCGATCTTGTCAGCCAGTTTCGCAACGCCCGTAGCTGCGCCCTGCCCCTCGATGGCAGCAAGGTTGCGAGACAAGCCCGTCAGCATCGTCTCGAAGTTGTCCACATCCTCCGAGATGATGTGGTTGCGGAAGTTCTGGGCTGATCCGCCGAGAATGGTCCCGTCTGGCGTGCGGCCGAAGCCGATCATTCCCGAGCCGGCCTCGCCGACCGGCACCCGAGCCATGTTCTCGATGTCGGCCGTGGCCAGCTCTGCCGACCCGAGAATGCGGTTCAGTGGAAGTGCTGCAATCGCGCTTCCGATCTTCGGCCCGGGTTCCGTGCCCGGGATTCTCTTCACGCCCTTGCTGGGGTCATTCGGATCATTCCAGTAATAGTTTGCTGGCGGCCTGCCTGCTGCGCCAAGGGTCGGCCTGCCGCTGCCTGCCACCGCGCGGTTATCGGCGCTGCGTACCATTGCATCGACGCGACGGTCATCGTTGTGCAGTCGGTGCTGTTCATTCTCCAGCCTCGTCTGCTCCATGCGATGCTTCCGCCACTCGTCAATTGTCTTGCGTCCGTTCTCGCTCATGTTGACGATGGAGCGCAGGTCATCGACCGTCGCATTGGGATGCTGTCGGACCCAGTCGATCTGCGACTGCCCGAGAATCGGCTGACCACGCGGCGTGCGCGCAGCCATCAACTGCTGCACCATCCCGGCATAGGCCGGCTGCAACAGTTGGTTCGCCTGCTCCGGCGACATGCCCTTCGCCACGAGATCATCGGCCTGCTGCACCAGCGGCGCCAGCGCACCGCCGATCACATCGTTCTGATGCTCGTAGTCGGCAAGGTCGTCCGACTTCAGCTTGTCCAGTGCTGCGAAGGTCTGGGTGCGCGATGCCTGCGCCGCCTCCTCCTCCCGCATCATCTGCATGGCCGCTGCGGGATCGCTTGCCGCAGCGTCGCTGAACGCCTTCAGGCGCCCCTCGTGCGAGGACATGTCGCCGCCCGCCAGCGTCGTCTGGAAGTTCTCGGCGTCCTGCATGTCCTTCAGCTTGTAGGCATTGGCCTGCGAGCCGGCAAAGTCGGGAACGCTGCCGCCGATGGTCTGGAGAACGCTGGCATCGATTGCCATCAGTTGAACGCTCCATAGTCAGCCGCAGGCTGGTTCCCGAGGCTGTAATTGGTCGGAAGCGAATTGAACAGCCGCGTGCCATTTGCGCCGACGGTGGCTGCCGTCTCTGCGTCCTGCAGCCCCTGCAGCGTCCGCTGCGTGTTGTACTGCTCGTAACCCGTCTGCAGCGCCTTGCCGATGCCGGCGACGGCGTTCAGGCCGATGTTCCCCTGATTCTCGCCGTTCTGCATGGCGATGTTCCCCAGGTTGCTGTTCACCGACCCGATGGTGTTGCCGTATCCGGTCGCGGCATTCTCCCCGACGCTCGTCACCCCCATCAGGTTGTTCACCTCCTGCTGGTAGGTGGAATCCGCCAGCCCGGTGCTGTAGTCATCCAGTGCCCGCAGCGTGTTGCCCGACAGCGTCATGCCCAGTGCGCCAGCCTGTTTCTTCGTGGCATCCAGCCCCTCCTTCAGCCTGAACTGGTAGCCGGGCATGGAGCGCAGCGTATCGAGGATGCTGGGCTGGCTGGACGCCTGATCGGCACCCGGCGCCGCAGGTGTCAGCCGGATGTTCATCGGTGCCTCGCCATGGGAGCCGATGCTGGTCAGGCTGCCATTGGCGTCGATGGACACCTTGTTGTTGAACCCGTGGATGAGGCCGGAGATCACGCCGCCGCCTTCGGGCACCTGCGCGACAGCCGTGCCCTCGCCGTCCACGATGCGATGCGTCGAGGGATCGTAGAAGAGGCCTGCCCCGCCGGGGCCGCCGCCGGTCACCGTGGCATTGCTGCCAAGTCCAAGCGTCGTCCCCTTCAGGGTGTTGATCGGGTTGTCGAGCATTCCACCGACACCCCCGCCGCTGGTCTGCTTGCCGTGCTGCCCGGTGGTACTGATCCCCGGCAGCGGGATGTAGTTCTGCCGTTCCGTGGTGGTGTCCTTCAGGCCCAGCAGTCGGCTCAACTGGCTCAGGCCAGCCTCCCCGAAGGCCCGATAGGGAGCCGTCAGGCGCGCATTCTGGGCAAGCGTGTCACGCTGCAGGCTGGAAGCGGTCTTGCTGGCCTTGTCCGATGCTGACGACGCCTTGTTGGCGGCATAGATGGTGCCGCCGGCCACGATGGCTGCTGCAATGATGGGTGGCATCAGAGGTTCCTCGCCCACTGCTTGATGTCGAGCACGTACCAGCTACCCGGCCGCTCGAAGATCACGCCTTCACCTGTTGAAATGAATCCGAGCGCCTCACCCAGCGCCCGCGAGTGCCGGTTCTGCGTCTCGATGAATGTCCGCAGGGCGATGCAATCGGTGTTCCTGAACATCCATGATGCAGCCTGCATCCCGAGAATGCCAACACGCTGCCCTCGCGCCTCAGGCATGAATGCAGTGTGGAACGACCAGATGCCATCCCCCTCGTTGACGTTCAGGAAGCCGCCCCGTTCGTCACCCAGGAAGATGCCCTGACCGGAGCGCACCCATTCCTCCGCATCCAGCCACGTCACCGCGCCCATCAGCGTCCAGTGCGCCCAGCGCGGGTCGTTGAACAGGGCATTGATCGCCTGGATGTCGCGGAACGGCTGGATCATCCGATCCTCCAGTTCGTCCCGTCGCTGTACACCGGCACGGCATTGGCGCCGCCGCCCACCACAACGCTCGCAAAGGTGGTCACCGTTGCATCTGTCACGAAGTGACGCGCGCCAGCGCCCGCAGTCCCGGCAGCCGGCAGGCTGCCTACCACGGTCGAAGCCGACTTCAGGAACGTCCCCGCCGACACGCTGGTCGATGCGCTCCACGCGCCAGTCACCGCATTGGTCCATGTCCCGTCCGCACGCAGCACGTTCACCGTGCCGCCGCCACTCGCCGGAACGGCCCCTGACAGCACGCTGGTGAAGGCCTGCACCAGTGCCGTCAGTTGCGCCGTGGTCAGATCCGTGGGCACGGCAGAGCCGCCCGAGACGTTGCCCTTGACCGTGTTGTTTGCCATCACCGCGAGGAAGGCATTGGTGATGCCCGCTGCAGTGATCGACAGCGTCCTGTCCGACCCGAGATCGCCCCCGCCTGCCAGCGGAGCAGTCGTGCTGACGGTACGGGTCGTCGGCACCAGCCCGCCACCCATGGTCGATGTCTGGGTGACGTAGGTGTAGAGCTGGTTGAACCACGACTGCCACGTCGGCTTCAGGCGGATTCGTGGCGCAATCTCGGAATCTGGCACGGATGGCAGGGGATTGGTCACTGCGCACGCCCCCGCGCCTTCAGCGCCCCTTCGGTGATCACGAACTTCACGGGATCGGTCATGCGGAACCGGAACACGAAGTCACGCGCACTGCCCCACGTCCGCCAGATGACGCGCGTGAAGTAGTTGCCCATGGCCCCGAGGGCGACCCATCGCTCCGTCTGCCACGTATGTCCGTTGTCCTTTGACACCTGACACATGATCTGCGGATCGCTGCCCTGCCCGCTGGACAGGCCGACGCCGGTCTCCATGTCCAGGTACAGTTCGTCAATGGTTGCCACGTCGTAGTCCTGGTTGACGTGCCGGGTGACCACCTCACGCACGATGGTGTCGCCATTGTCGGTGTAGGTCGTCTCGCTGAACGAACAGACCGCTCCGGTCGAGTAGTCGGTGACGAATGTCTTGCGGCCGAGCGCCGCCACCCACTGCCCCTTGTGCCGCTGAAAATCTCCGGTCGGCACACCGGACTGCATCTCCGACCACAGGCCGGAGTGGGAATCGAACAGAAAGGTCCGGTTTTCAGTCGGGAACGTGAGCTGGTACATGCCGTGCGCGCCAACCACGTAGCCGTTGCCTTCGGCATCGGACACGGTATCCATCGCCCCCATGATCCGGTCGATGTCGGGCGTCGAGATCACCTCCACGAGGTAGCCGGTGACGCGGCACACCTGAATGCCGCCCTGCTGGCTCGTGGACAGGAAGTGCAGAGCATTGGCGACGTGTGCCCGGCTCCAGATCGCCGCCAGCCCGTACTCGCTCGTTGCCGACAGGATCGGCTGGAACGGCTCCGGCGTGGCGCCCACGTTCTGCCAGAACTCCAGATGATCGGAGCACATGAGCAGCAGGTTGCCCGTGAGTCCGTCCACTGCAACAAGTTGCCCCGGATACTGCGATGCCGAGGCGAACGCCAGGGCATTCCAGGTCATTGCATCGAACGAATCGGATACGAAGAACTGCTGGCTGCCCGGCGACTCGCACACGAAGTAGCCGCCCACGAACACCACGGTTTGCGCGCCATTCGGGAAGCCTGCGCTCGTGATCTGCGTCAGGGCGCCGGATTCCCACGTCCATCCATCGCTGCCGTCCACCGTCACTACCTGCGACGGGCTGCGCGCGATGGACACGTTTCCGGTTGCCGTGGAGAGCGTCCCGCTGCCAAGCGTCACGCCAGCCTGCGTCAGCTCCAGAAATGAGTCGTTGACGACCGCGTACAGGGACGTCAGCCCCGGCAGCAGTCCGCGCGGCGGTGCTGACAGCGTGAATTCGAGCGCCATCCCCGGCGTACCGATGATCGCCACCCGCGTCTTGTCACCATCGTCCCGCCGCTCGTAGTAGCAGTTCAGGCGACGCTGGGCAGTCACCACCGGCATGGTGCCGGCAATGCCGCCCCCGAAGAGTGGGTACGTTCTTATCTCCCTTCCCTCCGCTTGTTTCCTGACGCGCTCACGGCTCGAAGGCGCTCGAGGCGTAGGGCTGGAAGTAGAACTCCGTGGTCTCCGCATTCGACTCGCGGGCCATCGCAATCGCTTCCTGCGTGTTCCGCTCCATGCCCTGCGTCCACTCGGCGTTGAACATCGGGGCAATGTCCTTCGCCAGCCCCCAGCACAATGCCCGGAACCATTCCGCCGGGTACTCCGGGTTGTCGGTCGGGTTGTTGAAGTCCTGCACGGGGCGCAGGTACACGATGTGGATGATCTTGGCCGTGTCGGTCGGGCTGCCGACGTCCAGGTAGAGCTGCCCGTTGGTCAGTTGCGCCTCGTAGTAGAGCGCCGTCGGATCCGATGAATAGGTGTTCATCGTCTTCGTCGGAAGCATCTCGTAGGTCTGCAGCGTCATGAACTCCAGCGGCATGTCGGCGCTGTTCTCGTCCCGCAGCACCGCCGTCACCAGTTCCAGCGGGCGCTGCCCCTTGGTGGTGTAGTTCCAGACATAGGCTCCGATTGCCACGCCCGTCGTCAGGGTGGCGTTCATCGTCACCGTGCTGGCGCCCTTCGACAGGACGGTCGATGCAAACGTGTCGCCGTTCGACATCTGCACGACGATGTAGTCGCCCACCGTGAAGTTGGCGACGTTGGTGGATCCGACCGTCAGCACGGCCGATCCAGAGGCGGTCGCCGCAGTCGTCTGGCACCGCAGGTAGTTCACGGCACTGTTTGCCGCCACCCCCGCCATCCAGCTGTCCCCGGTCGGCCCGAGGGCATACTGGTACTTCTGGGTGGACAGCACCAGATCGGCCCGCTGCCGGGTCCACATCTTCAGGCCCGGAGCGAAGTCCTGACGCCCCATCCACTGCTTCACCAGCATGTTCAGGGCCATGGCGCAGTCGGTCGTTTCCTGCGCCGTGAAGCTCTCGGTTCGCCCCAGGCGGCCGATGTACAGGCCCGCCATGCGGATGATGTCGTCGCGAGAAACAAGAAACGAATACGTGCCGCTGGTCGTCATCTGGCCTCACGCAGCTTCGAGCTGTAGTTCATCGCGTGCTCGATGGCGTGCCACGCCTGTTCGACGGAGATGTCCTCCTGGCACTGCGCCACGCCGTTCTCGGTGCGCCTGCAGTTCTGCCAGCCGTAGTGCATCTGGTGGCAGGCAGGCGCCTCGTTCTCGCCGCGCCCCGGACAGGAGGTCTCACGAGACCACAGCGAGATGTTGTTCACCCAGTCGCGGGTCAGGTTCTCCTCCGTCGAGTGCGACAGGAAGGTCACCTTCGGCACGTCGAGCATGGATGCCGCATTCATCACCCCGGTCTCCGGGCCGACGATGCAATCGCAGAACCGCAGGAAGGTCATCGTCTGACGGATGTCCCAGACGCCGGAGCGGCGGTACACCCGCGCCTCGTTCTCCCAGCCGGCCTCGAGCATCACGCAGGTCTCCCCGCCCGCCAGCACCACGTCCCATTCCGGGTAGTTCAGCATGATGGTGGCGATGACCGAGTCCAGCCCCGCCCACGTCTTGTGGACACTGCTGCCGGCGAGGCTCCACAGGAGCACCTTGGCGCCAGCCATCTTCGCCCGCTCCTTCCGCGCCCAGGCGAGTTCGTCCGGGGTCGGGTAGAAACGCGGATTGGGGTTGTGAGGGATCCGCGCGATGAGGTGCGACATCTCCACGTAGTTGCGGTTGAGCATGTCGTGCCGCACGGCAGGCGGCCATTCGTGAATCGTTCGCCCCGGCATGGCGAGGAACGTGCCCTCTACCGACTCGCACAGATTCACCCACCGCTGATACTTCGGCTTGTGGGCATTCCAGAAGCTGCCCAGGAACTGGTTGGGAACCTGATCCACGTCCTGCAAGTAGAACTCGTCCACGCTGGGATCGTGCTGCACCACGGGATAGCCTGGCGTCGAGCAGAACAGGGTGACGTGGTAGCCCTCCGCCTTCAGGCCGGCAGTAACGCTGGACGCCTGCAGGAGGTCTCCGTAGGCCCCGTAGCGCACCACTGCTGCCGTCTTCTCCGGGCGCGGATTGCGGTACGAGAACAGGTGCTCGCGCGCGCCCTTCCGCTGGAACACGAAGTACAGGCTGTACTCCATGTCCTGGTTGCGCTTCTGGAAGTCCACGAGATCCCAGCCGGGAATCCCGTCCATGTACTCGATGACGCGGTCGAACGAGACGTTCCACTTGTGGTCCGGGTTCGCCCCCGGTTCGCCCATCTTCGGGTACTCGTCCTCGTCGGGCAGGTACAGGACGAGGTAGCCGTCCACCTTGATCAGGCGCCACCACTCGGCCAGCGTCGCTGCCACCTTCTCCGGCGCGATGTGCTCCAGCAGGTGGCTGGAGAAGATGAAGTCCATCGTCTTCGAGCCGAACAGCGACATGTTGCTCGCGTCGGGAATCACCACGTCGGGGTTCATCTGTACCCCGAACAACTGGGTATCGACCTTGTTGTCGACGCCGATGAAGTGCGGGAATACCTTGTTCGGCCCGCAACCGATGTCCAGCCCGCGCCCGCGCGTGTACCGCACGATCTCCCAGGCGATCTTGCCGCCCTCATTCCCCTGTGGGTCAGTCGCTCTCCACGTCATCGTCGCCTCCTCCGGCGTCAGAACCTGACGAAGAGTTTACTCGTGTCGTGATCGACCTCCAGCCTGTCGCCGTACAGCTCCTGCACTGCCTGCATGGCGCCACGCAGGCAGTTCGGGTCGTCCAGCCACATGATCCCGCCCGGGGCCATCAGCGGCTCCAGGGCGCGGCAGGTGTCGAGGTAGGACTGGTACTGGTCCACGTCGATGTGGGCGAATGCCACGGGCGGCATGGGAACGATGGAGTCGGGGAACAGGCCCTCGACCACCGTTGCATGGGGGATCAGGGCGCGGACAGCGTCGGAAGATGTGTCGCCGAAGTCGCCCACTGCGTGGGAGTCGACGCCTTCCAGCTTGAAGGGGATGCCGCTGAAGGTGTCATAGAGGAAGCACTGGCGGCCACGCTCCTGCGCCCAGTGGTCCAGCCACCACGCGGTGCCGCCCTTGTAGACGCCCACCTCGATCACGCAGCCATCCGGGCATCGATCCAGCATCGCCAGCACGCCACACAGGGTGGCAGTGCCGATCACGCTGGCTTCGAGTGCCCGATGGGCGTCCGTGCCGGGAATGGCGTCGGCAGGACGCATCTCAGTCCCAGAGGCAGTTGACCTGCCCCATGGTCCCGCCGGTCACCACCGTGATGCCGGTCCTGCAGCGGATGCCGGGACCGACGGTGTTGATGCCGCCCAGCGCCCCGACCGTTGCCGTGCCCAGCACCACGTTTGTGCTGGAAGCCGTGCCGTCATACACCACCACCGTCATGCCGGTGCCGGTCGAGATCGCCACCAGCCCCAGGAACACGCCGGGCGTGGCCTTGACCACGGTCGTCCCGGCGGTCGTGATCTGGGTGTAGTCGGCGACGACCTCGACGCCCTGCGCGCCGGTTACCGGATCGGTCGGCGTGACTGCATTGGGAGAAGTCGGATTCGAGACAGGCATCAGAGTCGATCCAGCGTGTTGCCGCGCATGACGTAGCCGCCCACGTCCACATAGAGCAGGTCAGCCCCGCCCTTCTCGTACTGCTCGTCCTCCATCCCCGCCAGCTTCGGCTTCAGGAAGCCTGCCTTCAGGCCGGACGGCGTCAGTTCAGGCCCGGAGTAGTCGCCGGCATTGTGGCCGCTCGCCATGCCACCCTGCGTGGACGAGTTGAAGTCGCGGATGTCCGCGAACTCCTGATCGATGATGTCCATGCCGGGTGGCAGGCTCTGCATGAGCGCATTGCCTGACTGCCGCTGGCGAGGAGCACCCTTTGGCGCTCTCGCTGACGACCATGACGCCCACTGGTCAGGCGCCTCGTTGTCCGGGTCGGTGACGCAGACCTGAAGCGGATGTGCAGGAACCTTCGCCATGGCGATCTCCTCAGCTCCAGCCGTCCCCGAACCCGGTGCCGCCCGAATACGTCTTCATGGGCTGGACGCGGATGTCGGCATTCTCCTGGTCCTCGATGTCCATCCCCGGCGGCAGGCTCTGCAGCATGGCATTGGCGCCGAAGGGGATGCCCTTCTTCACCAGATAGCCATTGTTGTGGATGCCAACCATCTCGTTGTTCGCCATGCGGGCCGAATCCGGCAGGACGTTGATGTCCGCCAGTTCCGACCCGGTCATGTCATGACGCTGCTCGCCACGGGCATTCGCCGAACGCTGGATGTCCAGCGGGGAGGGCGCATTGCCGCCGAACATCGGGGTGGCGATGCCGTCCCTCGTTGCCGGTGCGCTTTCGGTTTCTCGTGCCATGTTCAGGCTCCTCAGGCAGTGACGTTGGCGAGCGGCTGGATGCCCCACTCGATGGCGAAGGCGGTCACGGCCGTCGCATCGGTGCCGCGCACGATGGTGATCTGGTCGCCCTGGTTGACGACGAAGCCGCCAGTCGTGGTGTTCGACCCGATGCCGGTCTGGGACAGTGCGATGTAGTTCAGCACCCCCGCAGCGCCGGTCGTGGTGTCCGTGCCGGTCAGCGTGGCGGTGTTGGTCGTCAGCGCCAGTGCATACGGCCCGTAGGTCGAGGTGGACAGTGCCGGCGCCGCCGTCAGGGCCGCCGTGTTGGTGATTCGGATGACGGAGAACGAGTCACCGTTCACTCCCAGCATCGTCTTGGTGCCGTTCCACGCGGTCGCGGTGGACGTGCCGTTGGTGATGCCCAGCGCATACACCCCGAAGATGATGCTCGAGGTGAAGGCGACGAACTTGGAGGCGTACTGCGTGATCGAGCCGGCGCCTGCTGCGTTCGCGCCCAGATTGTGGGCCTTGCGGTCCTGATACGCGGGGTGGTCGTACCCCATGTTCTTGGTAGCCACTGCTATCTCCTTGTCACGGACCTCTCCCGCGTTCTTGAGCCAATTGGCGAGCGGGAGAAGGTCCGCGCGTCGGCTATTTCAGAAATTCCAAGTACAGCGGCTGCACCGCTTCAACCACCCTGTTCCAGGTCGCCAGTTCCAAGGCATTCGCCTGATCATTCAGCGCCCGGAACTGCTGCCTGAGTTCCGATATCTGTTCCTGCACCCTGATCGCGTCCTGCCTCAGGGATTCGACTTCAGCCAGTGGTTCGGCGGCAATCCCGTCCCGAACCGGATCCATTCTCGTGTGCCACGCCTCGTGGTGATCCTTGCAAAGCCACCTCACCGTTTCCCAGTGAGGCTCCGCATACGAGTCGTGATGCGCTTCAGCCGCTTGTGCCCCACACACTTCGCACGGTTTCCGAGTCCAGTACCCCCGACGAATGTTGGAGTTCACTCGCGTGCGTGCTCGAAGTTGATTCGGCCTCTCCGCATTCAACTTCCTGGCGTAGCGCGCCATTTCATCTGGATGCGCCTTCCGCCATTCGGCATTTGCCCGGAGTTGCTTGGCCCGCACCTCGGGTCGCTTGTATCTCTCCTTCTGGTACACCGACCAGCACTGTCGGCAGCACTTCACGTTGCTCTGAGAGTACGGCGCGGAGGTCACACGCCGTACAAACAGATCCTCAGGCTTCGTCTCTCCACACCACTTGCATATCAGGTCCATGTCGCCTCTCCAATTGGAAGCGACATAGTACCATGATAGTTACGACGTGGAGTCCCACTTAACAATACGGCAGTTTGCCGCGCTGGTGTGGACGATCCCCATGCCCCCCAAATAATACCACGCAATACCCTTGGACCGGCCGTAGTCGGTGGGGATCTTGCCGCGCATCTCCTCTGGCACCGCGATGGCCTCGGCCACGGTGTCGTTGCCGAAGAAGAAGATCCAGTCGGACAGTGCGCGCACCCACGCGGTCCCGGTGATGCCGTCGGTGGTGACACCCTTGGCGATGTTGGTCTGCTCGACGTACCGCACGTTCTCGTAGCGGCCGATCTCGCCGTTCATGATCAACTGGAAGCCGGTCTCGGTGTACTGCTTCACCGTCTCCAGGTTGTTCTTGAACGTCCGCAGGGTGGTGGGCCATGCGATGGCGTAGTAGTCGTCAGCGATGTACGCCGGGATGTTCCGCTCCTTCATCAGGTCCACGATGTTCTTGGCGTGGCCGTTGTTGTAAGCGGCGGAGTTGGTGCTGGACGCCGTGCCGTTGACGCTGAAGGCGTTGCCCAGCAGGGCGCCTGCAGAGGTCGCGTCGGTCGAGCAGGCTCGGAGCAGACACTGGTTGAACTGGGTCCACGCGAGGCGGTCCAGCACCTTCACGGTGTCGTTCTTCAGCACCTTCTCGATGACCTGACTCACCGGAAACTTCGACAGGTTGTCGAGCTTGCCGCTGAACGGGACGCTGTTGCCGGCCTCGGTCACGGTCAGGGTGCCCTGCGTGATCGTGAAGTTGGTCTCCGGCATGGTGTTGGTCTCCACCAGCACGGCGCCGGCGGTTGCCACGTCGGACATCACGTCCCAGGTGTAGGTGTCACCCTTCTTCTTGCCCTGCTGGCTCGCGTCGTGAACGTCTGCGAACTGGCGGAACTTCACGAGAGGCTGCACTGCCATGCGCAGCACGTTGCTCAACTGGCGGCTGTAGAGAAAGCCGCCGAGGCTGTTGACAGCCCAGACCTGACCGGCCATGTAGATATCCTCAGTATTGCTTCTTGATGGGTGCCCCCTGGCCGCGAGCCTTCGCCAACTGGGCGATCACGGTCTCAGGGTTGTCGTCTGGCTCGTCATCGAGCGGTGCCTGACGCCCTGCGGCGGTCGGGACTGCTGCGACGCTCGCCTTCCTGGCAGCCTTGTCGATCCTCTGAGGGGTGGCGAACTGCGCCTTCCACTGCCGGATTTCATCCCCGACGGTTCGGAATCGTTCGCTGACGGGGAGATCGGGGCGTTCCCGGGCCAGCTCGTCGTCGCGTTGACCGGCGAGCTTCCAGAGCATGGGGTCCGCTCGGATGTCCTCGTATTCCCGCTCGAAGTTCTCGACTGCCCTCGTGAACGACAGACGCTCATCGACAATCCTGGCTACAGCGTCCGACTGTGCGGGTGGCTGGCTTCGCAGGTTGCGAATCGCCTGAACTGCGTCCTCTTCGGTTCCAAGCTGGATGGCGCGTGCAATCTGCACCGCGTCATCGTCTGCAACTGACCGATCCAGAGGGGGTACGGCCAGTTCGTTCGCTTTTCTAGCAGCTTCTGCCGCGCGTTGCAAATACTCGTCGGCAGCCCAGTTCTTCTGGGCACGGCGGATGACCTCCTCCTCGGAGACCTCCATCTCGCGACCGTTGACCTTCACGCGCACCATGCGGGGCGGCGCAGGCGGCTCGATGTCGTCCTGATGCGGGTCTTCCTGCTGTTCCTCCTGTGCCTGCTGGCGCGGCTCGCGCGGGTAGACGGTCTCGCCATCCACGTCATCGAACTCGTCGTGCCGTCGCTCGTCGGCATTGTCGGCAATGGCATTGAGGCGGCGGATGCGCTCCTCGTTCAGCGTGCCGACGGTCTCGTTCTCGTCACTCATGACAACTCCTCCCGAATCTGCTCCATCGCTGCGTGACCTGCCGTGATCATGTCGGCCAGCCACGCCTGGACATCACCGGCCACCTTGGCCTTGTTCTGAAGCTGCTGGATGCGCCTGCGGCGCCACGGGGACACCGTGCGCAGCGCCTCCAGCGCATCCGTTTCCTCGATTCGCGCCTGCTTGAGCAGGTAGTCCCCGACATCGGACTTCAGGAAGTCCTCTGCCTGCCTGCCAAGTACCGCCCATCTGACCTTCGGGTCATCCGGGTCAATCTGATTCCCCCTCGCCATCTCCACCTCCTCCTGCCTGCTGATCCATGGACGCGGCATGCGTCATCTGCTCGAGTTCCATTGCATGCTCCTCACGCAGCCGCTCGAGTTCCGCCAGATGGCGGGCCAGCAACTGCTTGTTGGAGCTTTCGGTCTTGATCTCGGCCAGTGCCAGTCGCGTCAGGTTGTTCTCCTGGGCGATCTTGAGCTTGGTCGGCTGCACCGATTCCTTCTCCTTCACGCGCCCGGACAGGATCTTCACCTCCTGCTGGAGCGCCTCGATCATCTGCTGCGCGTGCGCCTTGTCGGGATCGCTCATGTCGAAGAACCTCTGCCCGTCCTGATAGCCGGCCAGCCCGAAGATCTCCTTGGCGACCTCCCCCAGGTTGATGCCCGGCGGCGGGTGCATGGCAACGTTCTGGAACGCCTGCAGGCCGACGATGAACTTGTTCATCTTCTGGACCGGGTCGGTGGCACCCATGCCGACGTTGCAGATGACCGTCAGTTCCCGCTCCAGCATGTCGTCGGTAACGGCATCGACGCCGAACCGCTGGGAGAGTTGCGCCCGCTGGCCGGCAATGTTCAGGACGGCAGGATCGGTCTCGTAGGACTGCTCCAGCAGCACGAGTTGCCGCAGGATCGGGTTGATGAAGGTCTCGACGTAGGTCTTCAGCAGGTATTCGGTGAGCAGGTTGCTCGGCCCCTGCAGCATCCGCATCGTGTTGTTCGATGCATTGCCGGAGCGCATCGCCTGGATCTGCATCGGATCGAAGTTGCCGACGAGGTCGGAGAAGTCCGCGTCGATGCGGTTCTGTTCCTCATAGGCCGATCCGGTCACGTCGGGCCAGTTCACCTCGCGGACATCGTTCTCCACGTCGTCGGCCAGCGTGATGCCGCCGGGGACGTTGCGCACGAGGCTCTGCAGGTCGACGTTGCGGCCACGCTTCACGATCCATCGCTTGTTCAGGACGAACTTGATGTTGTCCAGCCGCTGATTCATGACCTCGTTGGCTTCGTCCTGCAGCCCCTCGGACAGCTTGGGGACGCTGGCAGGCATCGGCTTGTGCGTCTCGAGGATCGCATTGCCGATCACGTAGGGACGTTTCCCGTGGAACACCGTCATCCGCAGCGGCTCAGGCTCCGTCAGAAGATGGTCCGACTGCAGGGTGTAGAACTCCCAGTCCTCGCCGTTCCAGCGGTGGATGTGCCGGTGGACCCACACGATGTCGTAGTCCGACACGGTGCGGCGCTGCTGCGACGGATCCTGCTGCTGGCCCAGTCGGGCCGACCGGGTGGAGTCATCCGGGGTGTCCATCGACCGGGCGAGTTCCGAGTCGGATACCTGCTTCCATACACGCCCCTTGGGGTCGGGCCGACGCATCCTGTCCCGCACGTCGCAGACGTACATCGGGATGAGGTGGATGAAGTAGGGGGAGGTATTGACCGGGTCCAGCCACGAGGCGGACGGATCGAAGCGCACGTTCTCGATGGGCAGCAGTTCGACAACCGGCTGGTCGACCATCGCATCGGTCGGCTGGTCGTCCTTCGCCTTGCCCGGGATGTACTGCCAGTGGACGTGGGCTACGCAGGCGCCCTGCACCTGGGCATCCTGCAGGCCGCCCTGCACGATCAGGAACCACGGGATCGACTTGGTCAGGCGGTACTGGATCAGTTCCTGCATGACCTCGGCAGACATCCGCTGGTCCTTGTCGGACGGGTTCTGCGGCTCGATGTTCACCCGGTCGAGGTTGGAGAAGAACGCTGCAGCCGATGCGGCCTCGTTCTTTCGGATGACGGCGCGGGTCTTCGGGCGATACAGGTTCGACCGCTTCCTGAACACCTCGGTGTTGTACTTCGAGGCACTGGAATGCTGGTTGTTGAAGGCCCGCAGCGAGTCCTCCCACTGCCGGCGGTAGTTGGAGTCGATGTAGGTGGTGCTGAACTCCAGCGCATCCTTGGCCCGACGCATCCAGTCAGGCTTGTCCTCGTGCTCCCCATTCGCGCCCACGTCCCCGCCCGACATGCGCCGACTGCCGCCGACCGTGATCGGGTAGTCGGTCATGGTGGAGGGCGGCGGATCGGTGATCGAGGGCGGCTGGGGGCGCCACGAGGTGCTAGCTGCCATTGTTCAACACTCCGACCTTCTGCGTGAACAGGCCCCACGGGAAGGTGGGTTCGACGCCAATCCACTTCGTGCGGGGGATGTTGAAGGCCTCCAGCATCTTGCCGCCGGCTTCCAGCACCATCTGCCGGAACACCTTCGGGTCGTCCGTGTCCTGATGCTTCACGGTGTAGCACAGTCCCTTGGCGTACTGCCGCATCAGCGGGGCGATGTAGGCGTCGATCTCGGAGTGCCTGACGTGCAGCGCCTGCCCCTGGTAGCCGACGACCCACGGGTGCCCGGGGTATTCCCGCCCGAGAATGTCGGCAGCCCGACGCGCCATCTCGGCGTCCCAGACCTCATCGAGCACGCCCGGGGAGTGCTTCGCGAATACTGTCTCGCTCATCGTCGGTAGAACCCCGTGGTGCCCAGATCGGTGGAGTCGAAGCCGCGCGCGCCAGCATCGAACACGTAGATGCGGTGATCCGGGGCCGACAGTTCGCCGCCCCATGCCCGCTGGACCAGTTCCAGCCAGGAGATGTCGCGGGTGGTGACGGGCAGGCCGTTGGATGGCGGAATCCTGTCGGGCATCAGACGACCTCCGGCTCGAGCATGGCTTCGTCGTAGTAGATGGGCGGGCGGGGATCCATGTCGTAGATGCGGCTGGCTGCGTCCACGATGTCCTTCAGTCCGCCGAACGGGAAGTAGTGGACCTGCAGCCTGAACCTTTCCACGAGGTCATAGGTTGCACCAGTTTCATCCTTCCTGCGAATTGGTCGGGCGACGCGGTATCCGTACCCCTCGGCCTCCATCCGCCGCTGCAGCGCAGTCAGGTTCTTCTCGTCCGTCTTGTAGGGTACATAGAAGCGGTGCGACCGGAAGTCAGGCCCCAGCCGCTGGACGCGGTCGATCTTGCTGCCCGGACCTTCCCGGGGCCACTCCAGTTCCGTGATCGGGAACCGCTGCCCCTCCAGATCCTGCCGTTCCTTGAAGTAGTCGAGGTCGCTGATGGCGCCATACCGCTCGTAGCCGACCTCCACGTTCTGGACGCCTGCAGCGGCCCGCCACGTCCGCCACAGGTCGCGCATGTACTGCCACCGCTCCTGCAGGTCCATCTTCCGGTCGTGGCCGTCCAGCAGGTACTTGTTGCCGGCATAGTCGATGCCAATGACCACCATGGCCGTATTGGCCGAATCCCGCTTCACCGACCGCGCCGGGTCGATCATGATGTAGACGTTCAGGGTGTTCGGGCGCGCCTCGTAGACCTGAATGTCCTCGACGTTGAACATCTTCTGGGTGCCTGACAGCGGGTTGCCCAGCAACTGGCAGGCAACGACCTCATCCCCCTGATCGATGATCTTCTGCCGCCACTGCTCCGGGGTCAGCAGGACCGGGTGGCCGTCCATGGTGCCGTCGTCGGTGGCCGGCCGGTGCCGGAGAATCACGGATCCCTGCTTGATCATGGCCTCGTAGGTGTCGGCATAGCTGTACCGGGTGCCTACGTACCGCTTGCGGCAGTGCAGTGATCCCAGATTGTCCGACAGTTGCCACGCCTCGGTCGTCTTGGCGATCTGCTCCGGCGTGGTGACGCTCTTGTCGGTGACCACGTCATCGTAGAGCAGGATCTTGAAGTGCCGGGATGTCGGCTGCCCGTCCACCAGTCCCCACGCCTCGACGGTGGCCTCCTTGGGGTTGGACTGGCGGCGGACGATGATGCCGTCATCGAGGGACCAGCGCGGCGACTCCCGCTCCGGCTTGGCATACAGCACGTCTGGGAACAGTCGCTTCAGGCGGTCGTTCAGTTCCAGTTCCAGCTTGATCTGGGACAGGAACGCCTTTGCAATGCTGCGGGTGTGACTGAAGATGCCGACTGTCACTTCCGGGTCCATCAGGATGTCCTGAATGATCCCCGCGAAGGTGATGATCGTGCTCTTGTAGTGTCCGCGCCCCCAGATGTCGAGGTGGTTGTCCGGGGCCAGTTCGACCTCCCGGCAGCGGGCGTATATCCACGGGTGAAAGGCGTCGATCCGTCCCAGCACCTTCACCAGAAGATAGAACCTGTCCACGAGGCACAGGGCCGACATCATTTCGGTGTCGGTGCCGCGCTCATCGAGCTGGTCCCACGTCTTCAGGACATCAGTGAATTCCAGCTTCTGGAGGTTCGGGAGATTCGTCAATGACCGTGTAGCTGGCTTCCGAGACGGCGGCCTGCCGGAGCTTTTGCGCAATGGAGCGCGCGTCATCTACCCGTACCCCCTGGATGTCGCCTTCGACATGGACCTGTTCCTTGACCTTGCCCTCCAGGCGCTCGGCGATGTGCTGCATGGCCCACTGGTCGCCACCCTCGGCAGACGTGACCAGCCGTTTCGCGAGGGCGAGCAGGCCCCGATCCACCGTGCCATGCTGGTGGGCAAGGGCGCGGCGGATCGCCTGCGTCCATATCTTGCCTTCACCCTTCGGCTTGATCGCCTTGCCGGCCATCAGACGGGATCGCGTCGCCCGGCTTCGTATACCGCCCGGAGCGCGGCCTCGAGGGAGTCTGCCAGTGCGGCCTTGAAGATGGCCTGCAGTTCTTCGTCACTCATCTTCCACGTCCTTCCGATCACGACGGATCGGGATGTCGAAACCCTTGGCATGCTCGAACAGGCGCAGTTCAAGATGCCGATTCCGGTTCCTGAGCAGGGAGCCATCCATCGAGACGTTACCCGTGATGTTCGGGACGCGGCTCTGCGGGGTCATGGTGACCGTGTGCGTCTTCACGCCCTTGCGTCGTCGCATGGCTGGCCCTGCTGGCGAGTATGTCGGTGGTACTGATCCCCTGGATTCTGGGAATCAGGATGAGCTGGCGCGCATGTTCTGCGCCAAGTATCACGCCATCCCGGTACTGATCATCCTTCACCATGATGTCCGGGGCAAGCATCATGACCAGATGGGTCGCGTCGCCATCGAACGGCATGACCCAGTCGGTCGGTCGGATGAAGGCCCGGACATTGCCCAATCGGGTTGCCAGCGAGTCTGCCGGTCGGGCCGGTCCCTTCAATTCACGCACGCTGGCATCGGTGTTCACTGCGACGATCAGCCTGTCTCCGAGTTCCATGCACCGGGTCAGGAAGTGCCGGTGCCCGTCGTGGAACACATCGAAGCAGCCGTTGGTGAAGACGGTGGTCACAGCAGGCTGCGCAGCGTCCTGAGGTCGCAGATCGCGGTGCCGATCTGTCCGACGCTCCAGCCGGCTGCCTTGTTGGCGAGGGTGCAGATCTCGCCCCACGAGGCGCCTGCCGCGAGTCCCAGTGCCGTGATTGCCACCACGATGTCCCCGGCGCCGGTCACGTCGTGGACGAGCTTCGCCTCGGTCGGGTAGTCCTCGAAGTGGGTTTCCATGTGATGCACCCGGAGTCCTTCGGCCCCGCGCTTCTGCAGGATCACGCCGTCCCACATCGTCCGGTGACTCAGCCACAGGTCCATCTCGTGCTGGTTCGGGCAGATCACCGTGGCGCCCTCGTACTTCTCCCACGTCGGCGCCTTCGGATCCACCACGACCGGACAGCGGCCATCGACACGGCGGATGACGTGCTGGCAGATCTCCTGTGTCAGGGCGCCCTTGGCATAGTCCGACAGGATCACCGCATCGGCCATGTCCACATGGGCCGACAGGTTGTCGAGGGAGCACCAGCCGGGGTCGGCAATCACGTCGGCATCGTGCCGGAACATGAGGTGATTGCCCATGTAGAACCGGGTCTTCTGCGATACCTGATACGGGGCGAACAGGTCCACGCTGCCGCCAAGGGCGGCTGCCTGTTCCGCGACCAGTCCGGCGCCTCCATCCGATGTACGCGACTCCTTCGTCACGAATACCGGGACCGGGGCCTCTGCGGCCAGCCGACTCGTGCCGCCAAAGTGGTAGGTATCGAGGATCAGGTCGCCGACGACCAGCACCCGCTTGCCTTCCCATTTCCAGATGGCCGATTTCAGGCTCATGGCTTGGCCCCCTCGTCCACCATCCCGCACCATGCGTGGATGACAAGGCCATGCACCTCCTGGATCCGGGGCGTGTCCCCGCTGGGCACACTGACGCAGACATCGCTGCCTGCCAGTTCCCGCCTGCCGGTCAGCCCGATGACGACCATGCCCTTCGCTCGCGCGGCCTGAACGGCGCGGATGATGTTGATCGATGCGCCGCTGGTCGAGATCGCCACCAGGACATCTGCCTGGGCTCCCAGGGCCTGCACCTGCCGGGAGAACACGGCATCGAATCCGTAGTCGTTGCCGACAGCCGTCAGGATGCTGGTGTCGGTGGTCAGCGCCATTGCCGGGAAACCGTCCCGCTCCTTCAGGTAGCGTCCGACCAGTTCGGCTGCGAAGTGCTGGGCATCGGCTGCCGACCCGCCGTTGCCGCAGATCAGTACCCGTCTGCCGATGTGCAGCGCATCCCTGAGCAGGATGCCGGCCATTGCCACGTCCTGTGCAAACTCCTCACCCAGTTGCGCCAGCGTCGCTGCTGCCGCCTGTCGGGTCAGTTCCCACGACCGGGCCAGCTTCCTGACCTCGGCGTCCCAGCCACCCATCTCCAGTTCAAGCGTATCCATGAGCCCTCCTCCGATACGTTGATGTCCTACCGCGTCTGCTGCTGGCCTGCCTCCCGTCGTGCAGCCTGAAGCTCCAGATCCCTCGTCCTGTCCTCCTCCGATGCCGTCCGTCGCTCGAGATCCTGCAGCAGCGTCAGGACGCGCTCCTGCGTCCGCTGCATGTCCATGATGGACGAGATGGTCCAGCCGCCTCCCAGCGTCATGGCCGAAATCAGCACCCCCTGGGACACCAGCGACAGGTCGAGCGTAAACCGTCCATCAGGTCTTTCCTTCACCACCACGAAATGACTCCACCACGAACGCCTGCGTCGGGTGGACGAAGGCAAAATGCCACTATCTGGTAGCACAGCTGACACGCAATGTCCGTCCTGCCCGTGGTGAGGCTGTCTGTGGAAGGCCCGCCGATGGGCGGAGGTCGAGGAACACTGAAGCGAAGGATGCCCCAGTTCATTGACCCAGGTCTACCGCCGCAGCACCCCGATCACCTGCAGCGCCTCGAGTTCGGTCCAGACCGTGGCCACCTGCCCGCGCCACGCCGCGTGCCAGTCAGCATGCATGTTGTCCGAAGGCCTGATCCTGCCGCGCGGCGACTTCCGGTTCGGGTTCTTCACCTCGATCAGGAAGTTCATCCCGTTGAAGCCCACCAGCAGGTCGGGGACATCCTTGCCCACCGCATGCAGCAGCTCCACCGTGGCGCCCGCCTGCTTCAGTGCCGCCACCACCACCTTCTGGTTCTCGTCCACCCGTGCGGCGCGCCTCAGCATTCCTCCATCTCCATCCGGGGCAGCGACATCCACTGCATGTGCGGCGCCGCACGGACAAGCTCGACCAGCCTCCGGTCCATCGGCATCTTCCTGAACACCGGCCCGGCATCGTCCAGCAGCGAACGCGGCGGCTCCAGGCCGGCCCTTCGCCGCTCCCTCGCCAGCCGCTGCTTCTCCACCGGATCCACCATCTCCCGCTTCCGGGGCGGCCGACGCTCCAGGGACGTCTGCTTCGCATATGCCATCGACCGCTGCTGTGCCAGCGTCGGATTCGCCGTCTCGTAGTACTCCGATGCCAGCCCGATGATGGATGCCCGCCGCAGGTCACCCCTCTTCCGCAGCCACTCCCTGACCACATCCAGCACCCGGGGCTTCCCCTTCGTGATCACCCCGCTCTCCCTGATCCATCGCTGCACCACCACCCGACTGGCCTCGTAGTGCTCGTGCAGTTCCACCCAGCTCTTCGTCGCCGCCACCTCCATGAAGTCGGCCGGCACCTCCAGCTTCTGCCTCCTCATCGCTCCACCTCCTCTCCGAATACCCGCCTGAATGCCATCTCCCACGTCTCAGGGTTCCCGGGCACCACCCGCCGTCCGATCCAGCCCCGATCCACCAGACATCGCCTGATCCGCTCTACCCCCTCCTCCACCGTCGTGTCCCCGAAGGTGACCCGCCAGTCCCCCAGCACCCTCGCCATCAGTGCCACCTTCCGCATCCGCTCCAGCACCGGGTCAGCTACCCATGCCGCAACAGGCGCAACCTTCCGACTGCCCTTCCTCCCCATCCCGACAGCCCTCCACAGATGTGCAGTACACCCCCTTCGTGCCCGTACACGGATGTGTGGTGGCACCCCATCATGAATATCAGGACTCCCGTTATCGCGTAAAGGGGACCCGGTGAATCCGATGCGGCTCGCGGTGACATGTGGCGCCTGATTTGATGAGCGGCTCCGTGTGGGGCGTTACAAGACATAGCACGCCACCCCTCGAGCGCATGCCCCCAGGGCCCGCTGTGACTCCCGTTGCGCCACCCACCGATGGGACCCGCGAGCCGCCGCGCGCATGGGCATATAGAGGAAGGAAGAATCGGGCAGGCAGGCATGCCGCATGCGGGAGCATGCCGGCACAGTGTGCCGCCGCAGCACGCGCGCGATACAGGTACCGGGCTGGCCGGGTTGGCGATCTGGGGCGTGAATGCGCGGGATGTGGGGCGCCGGGAGTGGATATCCCACATTCCGCGCCATTCCACGTTGCATTCCGCCCTGCACGCTCCCATGGCAGGACCTGGCTCCGCAGTACAGGCAATGGCACATAGCTGCACGCTCATGCTCCGCGCGCTCCAGGCATTGGACACACTGCCACGCCACCACTACTCCCGCATGCTCCGCATGTCTGAATGCGAGATGTAGCACAAATGTAGCAGCCTGGACTGTACGCGGCAGACTACGGGCAATCTGCATATGCCGCATTGGTGCGTGGGGTTTCGCGGCATATGGCTTTAAAGTCTAGGATGATAGTGGTTGGATGTATTGTATTAGCAACGGATGCGACTACTATATGCAGGCCAGCGACGTGCTGGCGCTGACTGGGAACGAATCGAATGCACAAGACAAACCGGGTCATCTATCGCGGTCCGGGCCGCATCAACGGCGCGCCCATTGTGGTGGTCGCTGTCGTATCCAGCGCCAACAGCAAGACCGGCAACATGGTGCAGACCTACATCCTGACCGATGCCGACACCATGCCGCTACAGGCAGTGCGCAAAGGCTTGGACGTGGCAATCTGCGGCGACTGCCGGCATCGCGGCACCTATGACGCGGTCAGCGATACGTACCGCGACAGGACGTGCTACGTCAATCTTGGGCAAGGCGCGCGCATGGTCGCCGATGGTCTCGTGCGCGGCATCTATCCCGATATCAGCGGCGATGCCGATGCCATTGCTGCGCTGGCTGCCGGCCGCATGGTGCGACTGGGAACCTACGGCGATCCGGCCGCAGTGCCGGGTGAAGTCTGGCTGGCGTTGCTGTCGCATGCCGCTGGCCATACCGGCTATACGCACCAATGGCGCACCGATGCTGCCGATGCTCTGCGGCCGATCCTCATGGCCAGCGCGGACAGCGAAGCTGACGCTGCCGAAGCGCGCGCTGCAGGCTGGCGGTACTTCCGCGTCGCGATGCCCTCGCATGCAGCCAAACTCGCAGGTGAGGCTCGCTGCCCAGCATCGAAGGAGATGGGCAAGCGCATGCAATGCAGCGACTGCCTTGCATGCAGCGGCTCAGGCAAGCGCGCGTCCATCGTCATCCAGGCTCACGGGCCGTCGGCAGTGATGGCCGCAGTCCGCCGAATCGACGCGATGCAGATCGCCTAGACCGAACCACTACGGTGCCAGGGACGGCGCACCACTACAGGACAGAAACCATGCATGACTACAAATACGGCGATGGCTGCACCTACGCTTCGCGTGACGCACATGTCGCGGGACTCGAGTCCGCCATCGCGCAGCTTCGCCAGACCATCGCGGCCAGCCCGTGGGACCAGACCTTCGGCCAGCGCGTTGCTGCCGCAGTGTACCTGGACCAGCTCGCGGAACTGAAATTGATGACCTTCGCGGCCGAGCTGAGCTAGATCGCGCGTCGCCCCATGCCGGCCAGGGATTGGCGCGGCATCGGGAGGCGCATTGCCTCGCACACACGAAACGACTGGGAGAAAGAGCATGGCTGATATCTATGACGCGATGGGCGCGACAATCACGCAGGGACTGCAGGGTGCCGCAACGTGCGACGCTGCGCTGCAGGCAGCACGCAGGCTGGCACGCAGCAAGGGACGCGCGATGGTCCTGCATGACACGACTGATGATGACGGCTGCACCTGGGCGGCGGTCTATCCCAACGGCCGCTGGCTGGCGCTGGGCGACGACTGGGCGTTCAGCCGCGCCCTGCCCCGCTCCCCTCGCGCGCGAAGCCGAGCCTGACACACCACAACGGCGCCCTACGCTGGGCGCCATCCCTGAGGAGGGATCGACAGATGAACGAACGAAACGCAGCGGACTTGATGAGTGCGACCTTCGCCGGATTCAGCGTCGCCGGCACGAGGAGTCTGCGCGGGGTATCTCCCCGCCTTGTCGACTTTCAGGCTCGCGGCGAGACCATCCGCGGCCGCGCCTATGGTGGGCGCATGGGCATCGCCGGCGAAGGCCGGGAAATGCCCGACTACAGCGTGACCGTGTTCGTGGGGACCGCCGCCGACGTGCGCAAGCGCATGCGCGGCATCCGGCGCCTGATGGCGGCAGGGTACGCCCACATCCCGGTGACGCCGTAATGGCGCGGGTGCGAGCACGCATCTACGCAGAGGGTCGCAGCGTCTGTCTGCACGACCCCGACGGTCCTGTGCGGGAATTCTTCACGCCGCAAGGCGGCGTCTATGTGTGGGAATGGAAGCGCGACTGGCGCGGACAGGTGGAGCAGCACCAGGTATGCGAATACCTCGACCGCATGGGTAGCGCCCTGACCTGCCACAGCGACGACATCGCAGACCTGCTGGCGCTGATCCGGCGCGAGTGGCGCAAGCGCATGACGCGCGAGCGTCGACGGGACACAACACTCCGGGAGGGGCTGGTGATGAACACGACAACGGACAACGCACTGCACGGGCTGGCGCAGGCCTATGCCCAGACCATGCTGGTGCCGGGGGCCGACCGCCCCTGGCCCGCGGCCATTGGCTACCGGCGCGAGCCGGCTGGGATGGTCTGCGTCATGACGTTCGAGGACGACTCGACGTTGGAATTCCCGGTGGACATGAGCAAGGGGCGCCGCCATGCACGTTGAAAAGCGCAAGGTCGCCATCGCCGTCGGGTATGACCGATGGCCCCGACTGGAGGTGCTGGTGTGTCCTGCACTGTCCGACGCAATAGGCGTGCGGATCGGCAGGGACAACCGCGGGCGTCGCAGGAGCCGCTGGGATCGCAATCTGGACCCGGTGCGACTGGTGCTGCTGCACAACGGCAGGCTGCTGTGGGGCAGCCCTGACAGGGATGAGGGCAGGAACCTGGGGCTGCAGTCCGTTGAGGAGGCATTCGGCGCCATACGCGCCATCGAGGCATCCCTGGTGGCAGCCGTCGTCCGCATGACGCCGGAACAGATCGAGCGCCGAGAGCATATGCCGCACAAGGCCGCCGGGATCGAAGTGTTCCGAGCCATCCGGGCGGACCTGCAACGGATGCGCCGCTGATGCCGCGCCTGAACAGGACGCCCTCGCCGAACCCGAGCTGGCTGCTCAAGGTGCAGTGCGGCGGCTGCGGCTGGACGGCGCGCGTGGCAGCCAAGTGGGTAACGCATGCCATGGTGGACGGCCTGGGGGCGCCGTGCCCGTCCTGCGGGGATGACATGCTCACGCTGCGGGACGCGCCCGACACCGTCAGGAACTGGCAGGACTGGCGCAGGAGGGGCGAGCGATGATCCGCTACTTGAGCCTCTGCAGCGGCATCGAAGCAGCCACGACCGCCTGGCACCCTTTGGGCTGGAAGGCTGTCGCCTACTCCGAAATCGACCCGTTCGCGTCGGCCGTGCTGGCGCACCACTATCCCAATGTCCCCAACTGGGGCGACATGACCCGCTGGAAGGAGTGGCCCGATGCAGCTATCGATGTTCTCGTCGGCGGAACTCCCTGCCAAAGCTTCTCCGTCGCCGGACTCCGAAAGGGACTGGCTGATCCGCGTGGCAACCTCGCCCTCACCTACCTTGCCATTGCTGATCGCTACCGCCCTCGCTGGATCGTCTGGGAAAACGTCCCTGGCGTCCTGTCGTCGGGACGAGGACGGGACTTTGGTGCCTTCCTCGGGGCGCTGGGCGAGCTCGGGTATGGGTGGAGCTACAGAGTTCTGGACGCTCAGTACCACGGAGTGGCCCAGCGACGCCGTCGTGTGTTCGTTGTCGGACATGCTGGAGGACTCCGCAGCGTGCCGCAGCGGTACTACTTGAGCGCGCGAGCCTGCGAGGGGATCCTGCGCCGCGCCCGAAAGCGAGGGAAGAGGCTGCCCTCACGCTTGCAGGCGGCGCTCGAGGTCGTGGCGGGTACAACGAGGACGA